GTTACATGCCCAACAATCCTCGTGATGTTGTGTCTCCTTTGCAGAACTGGTATTCCACTACATACGGTGGCTTACCTATGAATAATATAGCAGCACCAGCTAATGCTCAGCCAAGTTTGTTTAATGCAGCTCCTATGAGTGCTCCTATACCTCAAGCTCCTATGGCTCAAGCTTCTATGGCTCAAGCTTCTGTACCTCAAGCTCCTATGCCTCAGGCTCCTGTACCACAAGCTCTTGTACCACAGGCTTCTGTAGCTCCTATGCCTACAAGTGCTCCAACTGTGCAAATGGCTAATACACCTGTGAATCAAAATGTATCAGGTCAAGCTCAGAAACAGGTTCAAGGTTTACTCTCTTCTCCTAACTTACAGAATATTCCTGAAGCTGCGAAAACTAGGATAGCATCTGCTGTCAGTAGTCCACGTAGTTACAATGATGTTATAAATACCGGAAGCGTTAACAAAGTGGATGTATCCGCCTTATCTCCTGAAATTCAGAGAGCTTACGATATTTACCAACAGTCTATGATTTTAGGTGCTAGTGGCTCTACCGCTAAAGCTGTCTATGCAAAAGCAGGGGTTGATAGAAATAGTCCTGATGCGTTCTTTGAGAAACTTGGATTGGTAACAGGAACTCCTACAAAGGAGGCTTTAGCTAAGTATGCTCCTGTGGCTTTAGAGAAATTTGGTAACACTGGCTCAGGGGCATTAACATTTACAGTTGATCCTAAGACTGTTCCTGCTGATTACCAGAAGCCTAATATTCCTATGACTAAGTTCAATATGGGTGCATATACTTCAACTATCATGAATAATCCTAGCTATTCTCAAGCTAAAAAACAATCCTTGATTACGAATATGGCTCAAAAGTATGGCTTCAATCCTGCTGATTTTATTTAATAAGGCTTAATAATGTCCTCGACAATCATTACAAAGAATAGCAGCACCTCTTCTGCTGTACCCGCAGCAGGGGACTTAACTAAAGGTGAGTTGGCGATTAACGTCACCGATAAGAAACTGTACACCAAAGACAATAGTGCTACTGTTGTCAAGGTCGTAGGTTCGTTAGGTAATCAAGAAGCTAACGCTGTGGCGATCACAGGTGGTACAGTTGCAGGTGTTGCCCAGACAGGCGGCACTATCAACAACACCCCTATTGGTGCTACGACTGCTGCTGCTGTGACAGGTACAACCATCACTGCTACCACAGGCTTCTCTGGTACACTGACAGGTAACGTCACAGGCAATACCACAGGTACTCACACAGGTGCTGTGACAGGTAACGTAACTGGTAACTTGACAGGTAACGTCACAGCCTCTAGCGGTTCCTCTACCTTTAACAACGTAACTATCAGTGGTTCGTTGGACATGGATGCAGGTAGCTCAGCTACTATCACTGGTTTGGCTACTCCTGTTAACAACAGCGATGCAGCTACCAAGATTTATGTAGATACAGCTATCAGTAACTTGATTGATGGTGCTCCAGCTAACTTGGATACCTTGAACGAGATTGCTGCTGCCTTGAATGATGATGCTAACTTAGCAGCAACACTGACAGCCTCTATCGCTACCAAAGTATCTAAGGCTGGTGACACCATGTCCGGTGCTCTGGCTATGGGTACTAACAAGATCACAGGTTTAGGTACGCCTACAGCAGGTACAGACGCTACTACTAAGACTTACGTTGATGATGCTAATGCTTTGAAGCTGAGCTTGTCTGGTGGTACTATGTCTGGTGCTATCGCAATGGGCAGTAGCAAGATCACAGGTTTAGGTACTCCCACAGCAGGCACTGATGCTACCACTAAGACTTATGTTGATGGTATCTTAGGTTCCGCTACCGCTGCTGCTGCTTCAGCCTCCGCTGCTGCAACCAGTGAGACTAACGCTGCTAACTCAGCCAGTGCAGCCTCTGGTAGTGCTTCTGCTGCTTCTGCCAGTGCCTCTAGTGCTGCTGCAAGCTATGACAGCTTTGATGATCGCTACCTTGGTGCTAAGACATCTGCTCCTACTGTGGACAATGATGGTAACACGTTGCTCACAGGCGCTATTTACTGGAACTCCACTAGCAGCACTCTGTGGGTATGGTCTGGTTCTGTCTGGACACAAGCTACCTTGACTGCTGGCAGCTTTGCTACTCTGGCAGGTACTGAGACACTGACCAACAAGACTATTGAAGCTGGTACGTTCACTAACGGTTACACCGAAGAAACGGTGACTGCCAACACAAGCACGGCGTACACCATTGATTTAGCCAACGGCACTGTGCAAATCCTGACTCTGACAGGCAACTGCACTTACACCTTTCCAACACCAGTGGCTGGAAAGTCTTTTATCTTGGTACAAAAGCAAGATGGAACAGGCTCACGCACAGTGACATGGCCTGCCTCGGTTGATTGGCCCGGAGCAACCGCGCCCACGCTGACAGCTACAGCATCCAAGGCAGACAAGTTTGTGTTCACGGCCATTGACGGGTCTAACTGGCTTGGCAGTGTTGCTGGTCAGAACTACACCGTTTAAGGGGTACTGATGTTTAGTTCAAACACTACGGGACTGACAACGGGAACCGCGCCAAAGGCAATAGCGTTTGCTGAAGGCGCTGCACCATATATCAGAGTCTTTTCATGGGGAGCAAGTGGATTTACTGGAATATACTCAAGTCCAGCAACAACTTTGACAAGCACTGGTAACGCTGTTGCATTTAATCCAAATAGTTCTGCAATTGCTGTGGGCGATCTTGGCTCCCCTTACATTGCAGCTTATCCGTGGACTGCAAGCGGTTTTGGAACCAAATATTCCAACCCCGGAACTTTGCCGGACTATTCTGGAGAAGGTGTGGCTTTTAGCCCTAATGGGGCGGCCCTTGCAGTAAGTCATTCCTCTGGAACATATATTTCAATATATCCTTGGTCAGCCTCTGGGTTTGGAACAAAGTATGCTGATCCGGCAACGCTTCCATCTCAAGCAGCTTATGCTGTTGCCTTCTCTCCGAATGGTAGTTATGTTGCTGTAGCACATCAAAATTCACCTCGAGTTACCGCATATCCGTGGTCAGGTTCTGGATTTGGGACTAAATACGCCAATCCAGCAACAATTCCAACAGGAACTGGCCGAGCTATTGCGTTTAGCCCAAACAGTTCTGAAATTGTTGTTGCTCATGATACTTCACCGTATATCACAGCCTATCCTTGGTCGGCTTCTGGATTTGGAACTAAGTATTCTGATCCGGCAACGCTTCCAACGGGTAATGGTAAGGGTGTTTCTTTTAGTCCTAACGGAGCTGCCCTTGCAGTCGCGCATACTAGCGTTCCCTATATCACAGCGTATGCGTGGTCTAATTCCGGCTTTGGGGCCAAATACACAAATCCAGCAACAGAAGCAATCGGTCAAGGTAAATGTTGCGCTTTTAGCCCAGATGGTGGCGCACTTGCAGTTAACAATCAAGTTTACGCTTGGAGTAGTTCTGGCTTTGGAACCAAGTATTCTAATTCTCCTTTTATCAATGAAAATAATTCACCAAACGGAGTAGCTTGGTCTACAGTAGGCGATACACCTGCACCTATATATTCGATTGCTGTGGCACACACCATCACGCCATTTATCACCGCCTACCCTTGGAGCGCTTCTGGTTTTGGTACTAAATATGCTAACCCTGCAACACTTCCAGCAAGCACTGGTCGAGGTGTTTCTTTTAGCCCTAATGGTTCTGCTATAGCTGTGGCTCACTCTACTACACCCTTTGTTTCGGCTTACCCGTGGAGTGATTCTGGATTCGGGACTAAGTATGCTAATCCATCAACACTACCAACTGGTACTTGTCTAAGTGTAGCATTTAGCCCTGATAACGCTAATATTGCAGTGGCTCACGGCACAACGCCATTCATTACCGCCTACCCTTGGAGCAGTTCTGGTTTTGGGACTAAATATACAAACCCAGCCACACTACCTACTGGGCAGGGTCTAAGTGTTAAATTTAGCCCTAATGGTTCTGCTATTGCTGTAGCTCACGACATAACGCCATTTGTATCTGCTTACCCTTGGAGTGGCTCTGGTTTTGGCACTAAATACAGTAATCCAGCGACACTCCCGGTAGGTGGAGGTGAGGGTCTTGCTTTTAGTCCCAATAGCAGTTATGTTGCAGTAGCACAAGCATCAAGTCCATATATTTCAGTTTATCCTTGGAGTGGTTCTGGATTTGGAACCAAGTATTCTGACCCAGCAACACTACCAACAGGAACTGGTCAAGATGTGGCGTTCAGCCCTGATAACGCTAATTTGGCGGTATCTCACGCGACATCACCGTTTATCACAGTTTACCCTTGGTCTGGCTCGGGGTTTGGGACTAAGTATTCTGATCCGGCAACGCTTCCAGCAAGCACTGGTATTGGTGTTTCATTTAGCCCTGATGGTTTAGCAATTGCAGTGGCTCACGGCACAACGCCATTTATCACCGCCTACCCTTGGAGTGGGTCAGGGTTTGGAGCAAAATATGCCAACCCCGCAACACTTCCAGCAAGCACTGGAAACGGTGTCGCATTCGGTAAAATTAACTAAAGGAAAATCATGTCAGATAAAACCATTGAAGCCCCAAAGACCCGCGAAGAAATCTTGGCGATGTCCCTTGAAGCGCGTGAACAAGAAATCATGCACTACCAGATCAACATCGACAACTACACGTTGGCGCTTGAAGAGATGGGCTACATGCCTGCCTCAGAGCGTGCTGAACTGGCTGGCTTTGCCGAGCAGATTCGCGGCCTGCTGACCTCTGAGATTTTGGAACAGAAGAAGGCCAAGATCATGATGGCCGTCATCAAGAAACAAGTGGGGTAATCCATGCACGCACTCATCGAAAACGGGGCTGTCAAGCAGTACCCATATGGCCTTTTTCAACTGAAGGCTGACAACCCATTTACCAGCTTTCCGGCTCAAGCCACCGATGAGATGCTGTCTTCATTTGGTGTTGAGCGCGTGTTCTTTGCGACACCACCAGAACTGACAAACACTCAAGTTCTGGTGGAAGGCACTCCAGTAATTGCTGACAACCGTTGGACGCAAGTGTTCACTGTGCGCGACATGACTACCGATGAGGTTGCAAACCGCAACGCAGGTCAAGCAGCATCTATCCGTGCCGAGCGCAACGACAAGCTGGCCGCTTCCGATTGGACTCAGGTTGCTGATGCTCCTGTGAATCAAGCTGCATGGGCTACATACCGTCAAGCATTGCGTGATGTAACAGCACAAGCAGGCTTTCCTTGGACTATTGAATGGCCTACACAGCCATAAGGAGAAAGACAATGCCACTTAAAAAAGGTAAGTCAGATAAGACTATCAGTGAGAATATCTCTATGATGGTTAAAGAGGGTAAACCACAGAAGCAAGCTGTTGCTATTGCTCTCTCCGAAGCTGGTAAAGATAAGCCAGCTAAGAAGCCTAAAAAGACCCGTAAAAATACTGCTTGACTTTAACGTCTAACTGTGGTAAAATAGTGTATATAACTAAAGGAACATAAGGATGGCTTCAACCTATCTACAACTGGTTAACAACGTACTCACAAGGTTGCGGGAGACTGAGGTATCCTCGGTTCAAGACACTCCTTATAGTTCTTTGATTGGTGTATTTGTTAACGATGCTAAGCGTGAGGTAGAGGATGCTTACGAATGGAATGCTTTGAGCACTACAATCGTTATCCCTACTGTCGCTGGTCAACGTAACTACACACTTACTGGATCAGGTGAACGATTCAGGACAAGTGATGTAATCAATGACACAGAAGATGTGCCTATGCGTCAGGCCTCTCAAGTATGGCTTAATCGTCAATACTACACAGGCACTGTGCAGGATGCAGCTCCTTGCTACTACAGTTACAATGGTGTTACCGCTGGTGGTGATAACAAAGTAGACCTCTGGCCTCAACCTGATGCTGTATATCAGATTCGCTTTGAGTTAACAGTACCTCAAGTAGACTTGGCTAACAACGGTGATACCCTTATCGTCCCTGCTCACTTAGTACAGCTCTTAGCCTATGCTAAAGCTATCGGTGAACGTGGTGAAGATGGTGGTTCTGCCTTCGGTGAAGTCTTCCAACAATACCGTTTAGCCTTGGCTGATGCTGTGGCTATTGAGCGTAACCGCTACGATGACCAAGTAGTCTGGACAGGTGTTTAATCATGGTAGCTAAACTTCTAACGACAACCATTGCTGCTCCCGGCTTCAAAGGAGTGAATACCCAAGACTCTTCGATCACGTTAGAGGATGGTTTTGCTACCGTAGCTAATAACTGTGTCATTGATAAGTTTGGTCGTATCGGTGCTCGTAAAGGGTGGGTTCCTGCTCACGCAAGCAACGGTACATTGAGCACAGAGCCTGTCAAAGCCATTGATGAGCTTATCACTGTTGCTGGTGACTCTTATGTCATTGCAGCAGGTAACAATAAGTTATTCAAGCTGGTAGGCAGTACCTTAACTGAGTTAACCTATGGTGGTGGCGGTACGGCTCCTACGATCACAGACAGTAACTGGCAGATGGCTTCTCTGAACAGTTGCTTGTATATGTATCAGGCAGGTCATGATCCCTTGGTGTTCGATCCTGCTGTAAGTACTACTACGTATCGTCGTATCTCTGAGAAGTCAGGATATGTAGGTACTGTGTCTAATAACAACTGTGCTATCAGTGCTTATGGTCGGGTATGGACAGCTAACAACAGTACCGACAAGAGCACAATACAGTTCTCTGACCTTCTCTCTGGACACATCTTGAGTACAGGCACTGCTGGTACTCTTAACGTATCTCAGGTGTGGCCTGCTGGCGGTGATGAGATCATGGCCCTAGCTGCACACAATAACTTCTTGATTGTCTTTGGCCGTAGACAGATACTGATCTACGCTAATGCTAACAGCCCCAATGATCTGTCTTTGTCAGATGCTATCACAGGCACTGGATGCTTTGCTCGTGATTCGGTGGTTGTGACAGGTGGTGACGTGTTGTTCCTCTCAGATGCTGGTGTTAAGTCCCTGATGCGAACCATCCAAGAGAAGTCAGCACCTATGCGAGACATCAGTGCTAACGTACGTGATGACTTAGTGTTCGAGCTTACCACAGAAGACCCTGACGAAATCAAGGCTGTGTACTCTGATAAGGATGCCTTCTATCTGTTGTCTCTCCCTGCTCGTCAGTTAGTCTATTGCTTCGATATGCGAGTGATGCTGCCTAACGGAGCTAACCGAACAACTACTTGGGATGGCTTACTCCCCTACGCTATCAAGTACACCCGTAACAAAGACTTACTGATTGGTAAGCCCGGATACATCGGTAAGTACGATGGCTACAAGGACAATGCAGATAGCTACCTGATGCGTTACTACACTAACTACTTCGACTTCGCTGCTCCAACAGTGATTAAGATCATGAAGAAGGTAGGTATCACAGTTATTGGTGGTCAAGGCTACGGTGTTACGTTGAAGTTCGGCTTTGACTACAGTGACATTCTGAACAGCCGACAGTTTGCACTGGCTAATGCCTCTGTAGCTGAGTACAACATTGCTGAGTACAACATCGGTGAGTATGGTGGATCAGCCTTTGATAATAAAGTTATCAACATCGGTGGCTCAGGTAAGGTTATTCAATTAGGTTTTGAGACTACTGTCTTCAATAAACCTGTATCAATTCAAAAACTGGACGTTTACGTTAAGACAGGAAAGACTCGTTAATATGTCAAACTATACAAAGAGTACTAACTTTGCCGTTAAGGATACTTTACCAACAGGTAATGCTGGTAAAATCATTAAAGGCACTGAGATTGATACTGAATACAATAACATTGCTTCAGCCATCAGCTCTAAAGGTGATTCTAACAATGGTGCTTTTACAGGCACTACAACAATGGTTAACCTGACTGTATCAGGTACGTTTAATGCAACAGTTGATGGTGGGAGTTACTAATGGCTGACTTTGAATGGACTTCTATACTCTCTCCTTCTATTGGTGCTTTAGGTACAGCCTACGCAGCTAACCAAGCAGCAGGTAATGCTACCGCATCGGCGAACCAAGCTGCACAAATGGCTCAGTTCCGTCCTGTTGGTGTTACCTCTCGCTTCGGTAAGTCAGGCTTTCAGTATGGCCCTCAAGGTGAACTGGTTGGTGCAGGCTACCAAGTAGCTCCTGATGTTGCTGCAATGCGTGAGAGCTTGCTTGGAATGGCAGGCTCAGGTCTGTCACAGGCTCAGTTGGCCCAACAGATGCAAGGTGGAATTACCACAGCAGGTCAAGGCTTGTTTAACCTCGGTCAACAGTATGTTGGTGAAAGTCCTCAGGCTGTAGCTCAGAACTACATGACTCAGCAGCAGGGTTTACTTGCTCCGGGACGTGAACAGCAGTTAGCTCAGTTGACTAACCAACAGCAGCAACAAGGTCGTTTAGGTCTTGCCACAGGCGGTACAGCAGCAGGCTACACAGCAGGTGCTCCCGGCTTACAAGCTACCAACCCACAGATGGCTGCTTACTACAACGCTATGGCTCAGCAGGATGCTCAGTTGGCTGCTAATGCTAACCAAGCAGGTCAACAGCAAGTTACCTTCGGTCAAGGCTTGATGACAGGTGGTATTAACCTGAACAATGCTGGCTACGGTATGCAGTCCAATGCTCTGGTTCCATATACCAACTTCTTGCAAGGTGCTCAGAATGCTGAAAACTTAGGCATAAATGCATTGACAGCAGGTCAAAGCTTAGGCTCAGCAGCAGCTTCTAGCAACCAAGCAGCAGCTAATCAGTACATGGGTGGACAGAACATTGCTAACACTGCTAACCGTGCTGCTGTTACAGGTGCTGTTGCAGGTTTGACTGATCCTATTGCACAGTTGATTGCAAGCTTAACCCGTTAAGGAATACGATAATGGCAACACAAAGTTTATTCGGAGGCTCTATGTCTCCTCAAGAGATGCAAGCTCAGATGTTGGAGCAAAAGGCAGCTCAGTTTGCCCAGATGACACCTGATCAGCAGTTAGGCATGATGGCTTATAAAGCTGGCTCAGGTGTTGGCACAGGCTTGGCAGGTGCTTTCGGTGTACAGACACAAGACCCAACGATTCAACGAGCTACCAAGCTTCGTGAGCTGGCAGGACAGTACAACACCAACACTGCTGCTGGTATCCGTCAAATGGCTGATGCCTTGCGTACTACTGATCCTGAGATGGCTTTGCAGTTGTCACAGAAGGCTGCTGCTATGGACTTGGAAGCTGCTAAGCTGACTTCTGAGCAAGCTAAAACAGTATCTAGTGAAGCCCAAGCAGGTAAATACTTGGCTGAGCAAGGTAAGATTCTCCGAGGTGAAGCCAAAGATGAGCAGTTACGCTCTGAGTTAGCTGCTTTGCCAATGGATGCTGATGATAAAACTGTGGAAGCTGTTGTTCGTAAGTATGGCAAACCTGATGACATCTTTAAGACTCTTGAGCGTAAGCAGACAGCAGAAGCTACTCGTATTGCTAAAGCTCAATTGGAAAAGGAAAAGGCTGAAACTCGTGCCATTGAGCAACAACGTGATCGGGAGTTTAAGCAACAGTTAACTATGATGGCGCAGGCAAATCGATCTGCTGTAACAGGAGTTCAGCAACAGTTTGCACAACAGCGTCTGGATGACTTGAAAGACAAAGCAGCCGAGAAGCTGGACAAGAAAGAAGCATCTAAGCAGTTCGCTATCAACCATGCTAATAAAGTAGTTGAGGATGTATCTGCTGCTAAGTCTCTTGTGTCAGGCACTACAGCAGGTTTGGTAGGTAAAGGTACTTCGTTCATTCCCGGTACTGACTCTTATAACTTGAATCAACGCTTGTTGACCATTAAAGCTAACCTTGGTTTTGATCGTTTACAACAGATGCGTGATGCTAGTCCAACTGGCGGTGCTCTTGGTCAGGTTGCTGTACAGGAACTTCAAGCTTTGCAAGCTACTGTAGGTTCGTTAGAGTTGGGACAATCCAAAGCAGAGTTACAGAAGAACTTAGATAAGATTGAACTTCACTACAATAACTGGTTAAGCACCGTTGGCGGTACACCAGCAGTGAAACCTCCTGTTGCTCCAGCATCTCCTGCGGCTCCTGCTAACGCTGCTACTGGTGGCTGGTCTATTCGACGAAAACAATAAGGATAGGTATGGCTACATTTGTTGTCACAGCTCCAGACGGTAAGGAGTATGAAATTACAGCCCCTGAAGGAGCTACACAGGAGCAAGTATTGGCCTATGCTCAGCAGAACTACAATAAGTCTGCTGAGCCTGCTAAGGCTGAACAACCTAAGCGTAGTCTTGCTCAAGAGGCAGCTCGTCAGTTAGGTCTTACAGCACGTGCAGGCATCACAGGCTTAACAGCAGTTCCTGCTATGATGGCTGAGCCTGTTGCTGCTGGTATTAACATGCTGGCAGGTAAGCAAGTGATGGGTTCACCTACTCAAGGTATCCAAAAGCTCATGACTGCGGCAGGCTTACCAGAGGCTCAAGGAGGCTTAGAACGAGCAGTACAGACAGGTGCTTCAGCTATGGCTGGTATTCCTGCTCAAGCTGCATTGTCTGGTACTTCTGCTGCTCTAGCTCCCTTGCGTCAGAATATGCTTCAGCAGACAGCAGCAGCTGGTGTTGGCGGTACGTCAGGCCAAGCAGCAGCAGATGTTGTGCAAGAAGCTACTGATAGTCCTATTCTAAGCGCTATTGCAGGTATTGCAGCAGGCGCTTTAACAGGCAGTGTTGCAGCTAAAGGAGCTACAGCAGCTACTACCAAGCGTGATCCTATGGTTACTCTGGATCAGATCAAACAACGTGCTCAGAAAGCTTATGCCAGTGTTGAAGAACAAGGTGTAACATTAAAGCCTAAGAGTGTGTTGGATAACTTTGATAGCATTGAAAGTGCTCTGCTTAAGGAAAACTTTAACCCTAAGCTGGATGCTCATAAGCCTGTAGCTCAGGTGCTGGAACAGTTACGGGACATGACAGGCACTCAGCGAGTTCCTTTTAGCAAGCTCGAACAGATGCGCTCTGCTCTTGTAGACTTAAAGACAGCTAAGGATGCGGCTACCCGTAAGTATGCAGGCCAAGCTGTGTCTGAGTTAGACAACTACATCACCAACCTTAATGGTAAGGATGTTATCTCTACCACAGGCAATTTAGGCACAGCAGTTAAGTCTGTTCAAGAAGCTCGTAAAGACTGGCGTAACCTCTCTAGGGCTACAGTGTTAGAAGATGCTTTGAATGTTGCTGAAGCACGTGCTCTTGACCCTAAAGCATCTGAAGGTGAATTGATTCGTCGTCAGTTGATCAACCTTGCAGCTAACAAGGACAAGATGCGGTTCTTCTCCGAACGTGAAAAGAATGCTATTAAGAGCGTAGCTTCTGGCCCTACCGCTGATCCATTACTGTCTCTCTTAGCTCGGTTAAACCCTGAGCGTAGTGCTTTGATGCAAGCAAGTACAGTGGCTGGCTCTTTCGCTAACCCTGCCGCTGCTGCGGGTGTTGCAGGTATCGGCTACGGTGCTGACAAACTTCAAGGAGCTTTACGTAAAGGCTCAGTGGATCGTTTAATCTCAGATATTGCTTCTGGTAAGGTTGCTGGCCCTGCTGCCAATACTTCCTTCAGAGGCTTACTGTCTGGATTACCTACACAACCTCAGGAGTAATCAATGACATTCGCATTAGGACAACGAAGCAAGGACAGGCTCAATGGAGTCCATCCTGACCTAGTAAAAGTAATCGAGGAGGCTATCAAAGAGTCTCCTTTGGACTTCTCCGTCACTGAAGGCTTACGCACCAAGGAGCGCCAGAAGGTTCTCTTTGATGCGGGTAAGTCTCAGACGATGAACAGCAGACACATCACAGGTAATGCTGTGGACATTGCTGTGATCCGTGAAGGTGAAGTTACATGGGATGCTAAATATTATATTCCGGTTATTGAGCACATTAAAAAGATAGCTAAGTCTATGGATATTGCTATAGTATCTGGAGGCGATTGGATAACTTTTAAAGATTATCCTCATATTGAGTTACATAGATCGGCTTATCCATGACTAGCTTAACAAAAGAAGAAAGAGATAAGATCTATAAACAAAATTGGTATCTTAAAAATAAAGATAAAATCTTAGCAAATAAAGATACTTCTCATGAGGCAAAAGCTAAAAAAGCAGCTTACGATAAAAAGCGTAGAGAACTTAAAGGCCAGCAGCTTCGTGAATATGATAAAGAAAGATCTTCTTTACCTAATCGTAAGGCAGAAAAACGTAATTGGTCGCGTAAGCGTAAGATGTCTGTTAAACAAGCCACGCCTAATTGGTTATCTGAGTTAGATGAATTATTTATTAAGGAAATCTATTCTTTAGCAGTACTGAGAAGTAACGCAATAGGAATAGAGTATCAAGTAGATCACATTATTCCTTTGCATGGAAAAAATGTATGTGGTTTGCATGTACCTGATAATCTTCAACTTTTATCAGCTAAGGCAAATCAGCAAAAGAGACATTTGTATGATTGATCCTATCACCGCTTTTGCGACTGCACAGGCAGCTATTAAGGGTGTGCAGGCAGCGATCAAGATGGGTAAGGATATTCAGGCTGTGTCTAAGGACATCATGAAGTTCTTTGATGCTAAGGATGTGGTTGTGAAAGCAGCCACTAAGTCCAAGAGCAATAGCGGTAGATCAGATACGTCTATGGCCTTAGAGACAGCTATGAATGCCAAGGCTCTGGTGGATGCTGAGAATGAACTTAAAGAACTATTGATCTACTCAGGTAATGGGGATGTGTGGCATGCACTGCTAGTTGAACGTAATGCTATTGTGGCAAGACGTAAGGCAGAAGCTTTAGAAGCTCGTAGGGCATCCGCTAGAACCAAGGCTAGGCTTGTTAAAGCTGCTGAGATATTCCTGATCATTATCTTCATCCTTCTTGTAGCTTCTCTGACTTTAGCAGGGATTGTACTGTATTTAAAATAAGGTAGTGTATGATACTAGAATCATTATTAGGTATGATGGCTAACGAGACTGATCTGTATAAGACAGAACAGAATAACTTAACAGACCGTCAGCAAGCAGATATGTCCAGTGACTCTTGGCTGTCCAAGAACATCAGACCTATGACACTTGTGGCTATCTTCTTAGGCTACTTCACCTTCGGTATCATGGATGCTAACGGTGTACGTGCTAATGAAACCTACGTCCAACTGCTTGGTCAATGGGGTATGCTTGTGATGTCCTTCTACTTCGGTGGGCGCACCTTGGAAAAGATCATGGAGATGAAGTCAGGGAAGAAAGAGTGATATGCACAAGCAAGAAGTAACCCATGAAGAAATCTATGAGCGATTATGTAAGGTAGAAGAGAAGGTAGACAAAGTATCTGTGGATACCGAGGATATGGTATCAGCATTCCAAGCTGCTCAAGGAGCTTTCACAGTCCTTGATTGGATTGCTAAGGTAGCTAAGCCTATCCTGTGGGTAGTAGCGACAGTAACTGCTGTAGTGACTATCTTCCATAACGTTAAGTAGCAAAGCAAAAGGCCACTAGAGTTCATCGCTCTAGTGGCCTTTTTCGTTTACTCTACAGGTTCTACCTTCTTAACCTTCTTAGGCTTAGGCGGCATCTGAAGAGCTTCCAGATACTTGTATCGCTTACCCATACGTCTGACAGCCTCTTCAGCATCAAACCAGTACTCCTTACCGTTCTTCAGCTCCTCCAGCTCCTTGTCTGTCAAGAATCCTTTGTAGGCTTGGTCGAGGAGCTTGTTGATTTGTCTTGTAGCAAAATCAGTCTGTCCTTTGACATTCGGCACAGTACCGATGGAACCATAATGAGCAGTATGTAACATAAACTCAGCACTATCAGCAATGTAGCACTCAGGAGCCATACAAGCCAACATACTAGCTGCTGAGTACGCAGCA